GTATCCATTATTGTATACCGATGCAAAATATTACGCAAAGAACCAACACATTCACCATAATTAAGCGCATAACGCTCAATACCAGTTTTTGCTGGAGTACCCATGACAAGTTGACTCGAAACTACATCTGTATGATCCTCAGCTTGTAACTCAAAAAAGCTGGGTACAACATTAGTACCATCAGGACCAATATGACCAGCAGGATTTGCAAATTCAAAATTTTCCGCTCCACGAATGAAGAAATTCAAATTAATTGAACCTGAAACCGGTGCTGTTAAGCCAGTTAAAACTCGCACTGTTAGGATACCATTATCGATACCCAAACGTGGTGCTAAAGCATTACCTTCTGACCAATTATCTTCTATTGTTTGATCGATCTTTAACCAAGGCAAATCTTGGTGATATGGAATTCTAATTTCCACATCATCTCTCTCACCAATATCTAAGATTTCAGTGTAAACAGCATTTTCTGCTGGATCAGTAGTTGTGATATCACCACGTGGATCATACGAAATCTTCAAACGTCCTTTGTGAAATTTAGTACACACTACTTTCACACGTAATATAAGATCACCCCGCCAATGTTTAAACATCGAACCAATATAAGATAAAGGCACATGCTGTGTTTGTTTACCAACATTTACGGATAACGTATTTTTAACATCAACAGAAGTTGCTTGAAAAGGATTTACACGCATATTCCACAATTGCGTTCCATCTAAATCAGTTGTAGACCAAGAAGTTGCTGAAAAATATGATTCTTTCGTTTTAAGATACGATAAACTCAATTCATCAGCACTTCCAATACCATGTGGACTTGGATCAATGGAAAGTTCTTGTTTTGGATCAAGTGCTAATTTTTGCACTTGTGTACCAATATGGGCACTAGCTAACATTGGACCATTCATAGGTTGGTAACCATGTACATCACTAATGACTGGAACATTGGTAAAACCAAATAATGTAGCAATTTTTGAGACTGCTGAAGCCCCTATTTCTGTAGCTCTGGCAAAACGACCTATAATAGGTACGTGTGTCAAGCTTTGAGCAATAGAAGCCAAAGCAGATGCTGGAGCAGATACAACTCCAGTTCCATATTCATCAGCTTGTAATACTAATTTAGAAGTTGGACCCATCAATTGAACATCTGACATCCATGCATAAATACGCACAGTTACTGCTGTCGTGCCTCCTGTCACTGCTGTTTTCAAAGGGTTATACACTACAAAATTAAGTGTTCCCATATTTTCTACCTCATTTGCACTGGTTATATCTAACCAATTCTTATGCAAAAAGAAAGGTAATTTCATTTCACCACCAGCATTAGCTTGTGGGTACAAATAAAATCCTGGTTGTTGCGAATATGGCACCAACGTTGGATTTATTGGGAAAGTAGGGATAATTTTATCCCCTACAAAACCCAAAAGAGGCGAATAACACATTCGCATCATACCATATTGAAATGGCGTTCCATTTAAAATAACTTTAATATGAAGATTACCACGCAAAAAAGCGTAATTATCAATCTTCTTTTTAATTTGTGTGTTATTCAAAAATAAATGCCACGGTTTAATGGTATCTAAAATAGTGATTGGACTTGAAGTAGTCCATGTTATGGACCGAATAAGTGTTGGACGTGAAAGAAAACTTCCAAGTCCAATGTCTTCAGTCCCATCAACAAGAGCGACATTATTTGTGCTTGACGGAGCGTCA